TGCAGATAAATTCCTTAAGGATATGCATATGAGATCTAGTCACAAGATAGTAATTCGTGGTATTCTTCAGGATAAATGTTATCGTGTTTGGCTTATATCTAAATAAATAATATAAGAGATCATCTGTTGAAAGTAAGAGGGTTCGATAGCATTCGACCTGAAAACTGACGGATGATCTCTTTTTTATGCCCAGATGGTGAAATTGGTAGACACGAAGGACTTAAAATCCTTTGATCATTGGGATTGTGCAGGTTCAAGTCCTGTTCTGGGCACTAATTTAAAATATAATAATATGATAGAGCAATTAATATCATTTGAAACAGCTAAATTAGCTAATAAGAAGGGATTTTATGGTAAACCGTTGAAAAGTTTTCCTACAAGTAGAAAACATCTATATGTAAGTAATATAACTCCTATTCAATCTCTACTTCAGAAATGGTTAAGAGAAGTACATAAAACAGATATTATTATATCTATATTTTTAGATATGTATATAGTCTCTGTTTATCGTTATAATAAAATATTACCTATATATGAAAATGATAGTATGAAGAAATTTACTAAATATGAAGATGCTCTTGAAGCAGGATTACAACAGGGATTAAAATTAATAAAATGATAAGAATTATAAGATTATCTCTATTACAAAAAAGATATAGAGATAAATATGGTATTCATATTGAAATAATAAGATATGGAAACTATTGGGATTATATGTTAGATTCTAGTTTTTATAGATTAGGACCAAATACTTCCCCATTATTTTTATCATATGAAGATGCACTTGAAAAAGCTATTAAACATATAAAACAATTAAAAATCGACTAACATGTTACAAACAGAAAATTTTATTGTAAGATTTCATCATTATTATGTTCCTACAGAACATTTTAATAAAAATGGTGAACATGAACAACAGCCTGTGGCTACAAAAGCATTAATCTTTAATAAGAGGGGATCTCTTCTTGTAGAGGCTATTGCTAAATGTAGTAAACATGATCTCTTTGAGAAAGAAATTGGAAGAAAAATATCTCTTCTAAGAGCTGTAAATGCTGCTTATTTTGATAAAAATAGCAGAAAAGAAATATTGGGTGCATATTTTAATAGAAAACACAAATGAAATATAGAAAAGCACTTTTAAATCTTGGAAGAAGGATTAAAGATTATAATAATGATCCTGAATTAAAAAGAGCAAATCATAAAGGTTATACTAAACCAGGTAGTCAAAATAGACATAAAAATTAATATTAACTAATAATTAAGTAAAATGGGATATGCAAATATGAAGCAGCAAAAACGTCATGTTAAGGAGTTGCACAAAGTACAAAGAATGAATTATGAGGGTATCTTCTCAGATCGTAAACCCAAGCCTATGATAGAAATATCTATGCCTAAACTGAGTGTATTTCAGAGAATTCGTAAGACTTTAAATTTCTAGTTATGAAAAATACTAGAATTTATTACACATTAGCAGGTAATAATTTTTATCTGCGTTATAATACTGAGACATTTATCTATACATGGGATGATCAATCTTATTTCTATAATGTTCAAGATGCAATTTATGCAATCAGAGAACAAGGAATTCACAATATATTATGTAACTTAAAAGGATTACCAAAATGATAGATATTCAAGCTTCTCATATAGTATTAATCTCAATTGTATTACAAATGAGAATTTGTACAATAACCTTAATTGGTAAAGCTTTTATGATTAGAGAAATACCAAGTATTCCTGTTTTACTTAATTAATATGTTCAAGAGTAGGTAGACTATTTGTTTTGGTAATTTAGTCTGTCATAGTTGTTTGTTTTAAGTTGGTTGCTTTGTTTAGTTAAGTCTACCTACTCTTTTTTATTATTATAATAAATAATAATAATTAAAATATAAACAAAATGACTAAAGTAAGAATTTTAAAAGGTATTTTTAAAGGACAAGATCTTGAATTTGTAGGATATACTCATGTAGTAGGTGGATTTACTCAAATTAATAAACCAGATAGATTAGTGGTTGTGAAAACTCCTGAGGATTATAAAAAAAGAGATCTATTTTATTATCTCTCTAATAATGTAGGACCTTTACAAGTTGATAGTTGGTCCAATACACCTTTACCTAAATATCCTTTTTATATAATAGCAGATAAAGATGGTTATGATGTTGAATCTTTTAATAATTTAGATAAAGCTCTAGAAGCCGCTCAAAAACAAGTTTTAACTATGGATGCAGGTGGAAATGCTGATGATAATGTTCTTTATATATTTGGTCCAATATATAAAATTAAACAATCAATATCTGCTAAAGTTACTAAACTTTAAAGCTATGAAATCTAAGAAGATCACTCCAAGAGAACAGGCTATTAAAGATATGAAAGCTTGTAAAATAAAAATAACATATTTATATTTAGGCAATCAACTTTTAAAATTCTTAAATAATGAAAACGAATATAAGAACAGTGACATTAGATCACTTGAGATGCAGTAAACCTAAGAAAGCAATATTTTCTACTCATTGTTTTTATGAAACCCTGGATGGTGATATGGTTAAAGAAAAGTATAATTTTCTTACTAAAAAACTAAGTTATACTCTTAAAGGAAAACCTGTAAAAGTTAATTTTTATGATATAGAAAATCAAAATGTATTTTTTGGTACTATGCATGAATTCTTAAATTTTCTAACTGATTAATATGGCATATGAAATATTACTTGGAGAAAATGGATATCAAGAATTTTTACGAATAGCAACTGATATATTTAAATAAACAGAAATGAGGGATAGTACTAAAATATCAGATATAAGTTCTGATGAAGAATTAAAAGATGTTGAAGTAAAACTATTAAAATCTGGATTATTAAAATTAAAAAAAATAAATCAAGTAGGACATAAATTAGGTCTTAAAAAGAAAACTATACTTAAAAATATTTTATTAGAAGCTGTTGATCAGGATACAGTATATGTAAAAAATAATAGATTACAATGTTATAAAAATAGAAATAGATCGCAAGGTGATTTATTTAGACTTATGAAATATTACTGTGAAGATATGACTTTAAAAGATTTTAGACAAATATTATTTGAATTAATAAATACAAATAAAGTTATATCATTCTACTGTTGTAATATTAAAAAAATAGTAAATCGTCCTACATATGATTTTGAAAGAATTTTTGATGATGAACCAACTATGCGTATAAGATCAGATAGTCTTCCTAAAAATTGGGGAAGTGATCACAAAGATCTTATGGAACCTACTTGGTATGGTAATAATTATAGAGAATTTAAATTAAAAGATGAACTTGGATTAAAAGCACAAATAGAGTGATGGGAGAGATAGGGTATAGACGAATAGATTGGACAACTTCAAGTACTTCTTCTAGTGTATCTTGGGAAGATTTATCTACTACTGAATTAAAACAAAACACATTAACTATGAATGAAGCAACAGAAAGATTAGAAAGATTTAGAACTTTTCTAATACAATATGGACTATTGGATAGAGTTACTGATATAATAGCAATAAAAAAACATAAAACTCTAGAAGAATATTGTAATAATGAATTTACAAAAACACTATCTTTAATAGATCATATGTGTTCTTGGGAAAGTTTAGATGAAGGACATGAATTTTGGAGTAATCTAAATGAACAATGGATAGAACATATTAATTTTGAAAAAGATGGTATTATTAAACCAATGATATTATTTAAACATTCAAAAAATTCTCACTTTGATCAATGAATAGTTCTAAACTATTAATACATTATGGGTCAGATTATTATGATATAGCTAAATTTAGACCTATTAAAAATAGACCTGAATTTGGAATTAAACCAAGTGGAGGTCTATGGGTATCACCTTTGGATTCTCCTTTGGGTTGGGTAGATTTTTGTGAAAAAAAAGAATTTGATTTACAATCACTATCTAAATGTTTTGTTATTAAAGTGAGACCAACTACTAAAGTATATACTATAGATTGTTATAAAGATCTTGCATCTTTACCTAGAATATCAGGTACATATAACATAGATTTTGAAGCAGTTGCTAAAAAATATAATGCTATATATTTAACATTTGAAGGGTATAACCTAACTCTACATTCAACTCCTATGAATTTATTTGGATGGGATTGTGAATGTTTATTAATTATGGATAAATTTTGTTTTACAATAGAAGATCAAAACTATAAAAGAAATGACTACGAAGAAAGTAAAAGAGACAATTTTAGATACTAGTACTAAAGATGTTCGTGAAGATGAAGTAAAAAAAGAGATAAAGAAGAGATATACTATAGAACCAAATCCTTCTTTTGATACCGGAGGAGTTACTTTTGTATCATCAGAAGGAGCAACAGGGTATATTGCATCAACAGGACAAACATATGAGCAATATTCACATTGGTTAGAAGAACAACATAAAAAATTAATATCTAAACAACCTAAATTTACATTAAAAGATATTGCTGAAGATGAAGAAAAACTACTATCTCCTTATCATATTGGATCTGGTAAAAAATATGGAAGTGATAGATATGAAAATCCATATGATAATCCAAATGAAGATGAAGAAGAGAATGAGGATGAAAGAATGGAGAGAGAGTTAAGAGAAGAAGAAGAATATCGTCGTGCAAAATCAGATGAAAATTTATTTGAATTAATATTTAATGAATATGATAAAACTAAAGATGCTTTTATTTTATTTAAAGCATTTTTAGATACTAATTTAATTACTCTGGGTAGTTCTATATTTTCAGCCGATTGGAGAAGACATTATCGTACTATTGAAGAAGCAAGAGAAGGTTTTACTATTAAAAGTAATAGTTTAACTGAGCATATTCAAAAAAGTATAAGTTCATATTTTGGATATACTATATCTTCAACACATCTTGATATAATAAGAGAAATTATATTAGATATGTATATGACACCTCCTGAAAAATTCTTTATGATCTCTATAGATACTGAAGAAATTCTATCAGATTTTATTAGACTATGTAAATCTAGAGATATAAGGATACATAATAGTATTAAAGAACTTAAAGATATTAATTTTGGTGAATATAGAAGAAATTGTCTTCAGATTACATTATCATATATTTCTACTTTTAATATTATGTTTTTAAGTAATAAAAGACAGCGTAGTATAACTACTAGAACTAGTCTTTCTAAATTTTATAATACTTTAGAACATTATCCAGTAGTTAAATATTATAATGAAACTTTTGGAGATAATGTAATTAATATTAACGGAATAGAATATTCAAAAAAAGCTTTTGAATCTATTCTAGAATTGAATTTTGAAGAGTTTATGACTAATATAAGATTGGAATCTTTATTAGAAAAAGATATTGCTGACGAAAGTGTTGCTGGCACTGGAGAACTTAAATCAAGTTAGTTAAATTAATTAAATGGCGAGTTTATTTTACACATTAGACATTTTAGAAATTGGTAAAATGAAGTTGAATCTTAATGAGTATTTAACCTTATTAAAGATTCAACATGAAGGTGAAGGACGATCATTTCCATTTATACCTGATGAACGATTTTTTCCTAGACTATCTGAAGAAGAGTATATTATTATTACTCCTACTATAACAGATGGAATAGATGGTATTATATTATCATTGGGTCCTAGGTCCTAAAGGAATTGAACTCTTTCATGGCAAAGAAGATCTATTTGAAGAGTTTTATAAGACGTTTCCACATAAGGTTCCTACTGGTACAGGATTTAGACCAGTATCAACTTTAGATGCTTCTGGAACATCTGCTAAAGCTACTAAAGCTATCTGGGATAGGGTTACTAAAAATAAACCCTATTTGCAACGTACCATTATAAATAATCTTATAAAAGAATTAGATTCTCGTAAGAGAGATGGTTCTATAGGATTTCTACAAGGTATTGATACGTGGTTGCGTCAAGCGACTTGGGAGAAATGGGAAGATATTCCAGACACTAAAAGAACATCTACAAACTACAAACAATTGTAAAATAATTAAAAAATAATTTGGAATATTAGCATATTTATGTTATCTTTGTGAGGTTGAATTGAAGGGATAATATGCTATATAGCAACGTAGTAGAAGAAATAAAGTCGAATAAAGAAAGGCGACAATCAGGTGATGTGGTAGCAATACCTTGGTCATTACCTAGACTGTCCACAGTACTCCCCGGCATTGAGAAAGGTAGATATAATCTTATATCTGCTAGTCCTAAAGCTGGTAAAAGTCAGTTAACTGATTTTCTATATGTATATCAACCTATTGAATGGATATTAAATAATCCACAATCTAACATTACACTGAAAATATTTTATTTCTCATTAGAAGTATCTAAAGAGACTAAAATTAAAGCAGCGATGTGTTATAAATTGTATAAAGATTATGGAATACTAATTAGTCCTCAAAAATTGAGTTCTATATTTAGTAGTTATATCCTAGATGATAGAATTGACACTATAGTTAATAGTAATGATTTTAGAACTTGGTTTGGAAGATTTGAAGGAATGGTTTCATTTTACGATACACTTCGTAGTCCATTTGCTATATTTAATGTAGTCAAATCTTATGCAGAACATTCAAGTAATGGTAGTTATACCTATCGAACTATGTCTTGGCAGAATGCAGATGGTACATATACTCCAAGAGAAGTTAGAGATAGATATATACCAGTACGATCAAATGAATATGTTATAGTAGTAGTAGATCATATTGGACTATTACAAACAGGTATTGGTGAAACTCTGCACCAAGCAATAAGCAAATTTAGTAGTGAATATTGTCTCGAAATGAGGGATCGTTGGAAATATACTCCAACTGTTGTCCAGCAACAATCAGCAGATTCTTCAAGAGCTCAATTCAATTATCGTGGTGATACTATTATTGATAAGATTAAACCAGATAGTGAAGGGTTAGCTGACAATAAATACACTAGTAGAGATGTAGATTTAATGGTAAGTTTATTTTATCCTAAAAGATATAATATAGATAAATATGAAAACGTAGATTTAGATAGATTTGGAGACTCACATAGAGAGTTTATTATCAATTTAAACAGAAATGGTATTAGCAATGCTAGTATACAACTCTTATTCTTAGGTTCAAGTTCTTATTTTGAAGAATTGCCTAAAGTTATAACAGAATTTGATTATTTAAGATACGAAAATGTAATAAATTCACAAATTTAATGTCAAGTACACTAGTTGGAATTGTTGGGAGTGCTGGTTCAGGTAAAAGTACATCATTCTTTCCTGAAGAACAGCTTGGGATTGTTGGGTTAGACCCAAAACATACATTTGTTATTAATGTAGCAGGTAAACCATTTCCATTTAAAGGTTGGAGACATCATTATACTCCATTCGCAGGAAAAACTGGTAATTATCTAAATTCAGAAAATGCAAATGTAATTGCAAAAGCTATGATATTTATTAGTGAGAACCGTCCGGAAATTACTAATATTGTCGTAGATGATTTTCAGTATTTGATGGCTTTTGAATTTGTTGAAAAGGCTATGCAAAAAGGCTATGATAAGTTCAGTGAGATTGCTATGCATTGTATGCAAATCCTTAATACTGGACGAAGCTTAAGGGATAACCTTAAAGTCTTTATCTTAGCTCATTCTGAAGATGTTGAAATAAATTTTGAAGTATTTAAGAAAATTAAGACTATTGGTAAAATGGTCGATGAGAAAGTCGAATTGCCGGGTCTATTTACTGTACTTCTATTTACTAAAACTACTTGGAGTGAGACAGAAAAGATTACTACTTATGAATTTGTAACAAATAGGGATGGTGTATATCCCGCAAAAAGTCCATTTGGAATGTTTAAAAACCTGTACATTCCTAATGACTTGGGCTTAGTAGTTAAGTCTATTGATGATTATGAAACAGGTCAAATTTAATTAAATACAAAATAGATGTCTGTAAATTTTAATAACAGTGAAGAGTTCGTTAAATCAGTAAAGATTTTTAACGACGGTAAAGCAGAGGTAGTTGAGAATGTTAAACTAAGGGTAGAAAAAAAGACATCAACAACTGAGGATGATAAACATCCTAATTATAAACTGATTGCTACTGATAATACAGGAGCAGAAGTAAATGAAGGATTTTATTATCAACAGCCTGACGCAAAGGGATTTACCGATTATCAGGCTCAAAGATTAATTATGTTAGCTAGAGGAGTATTTGGAGATGATGTAAAATTTCCAGTATTTAATAATCCTACTGAAGCATTAGATGGTGTTATGAAAATGGTAGCTCCAGAGCTTGGTAAAAAGGCTTTTAGAGTTGCTGTATGTTATGGTACTACTAAAAGACCATCTCAATATATAGGATTTAAATCATTTGGAAGATTTATTCAACCTATGTCTGAGGAAAGTAAAATGACTTTTGAAAAGTCAGATAACTTGGTCAGAGTAGTTCCTACTGCCACTCCTGCTAATGAGTTAATTTCAGGAATGAATACAGGTATAGAAAAAACGGAGGGTCTAGACTGGATGAACCAGCAATAAGATTCAATTAAACCAATAAGGTAAGAGGGAGGTCATAGTATCTCCCTCTTTTATCTTATAAAATTAACTAAGATGACAACTAAAGAAATGCTTAAAAACAATAAACTTATAGCAATTTTTATGATTTCTAAAGATGGTAAAAAACTTAAAGTTCCAGGTATGATATATCAACAAGATTCTTATGATAATTTATATATTAAAGATTATTTAGATAAAGAAGATTGTAAATCTTTTAAATATCATAAATCTTGGGATTGGTTAATGCCAGTAGTTGAAAAAATAGAATCATTGGGGTATTGTGTAGAAACTGGATTTGGTCAATGCAAAATTAGATTTAATAATGATAGAACTTGGACAGATAAAGGAAATAAATTGGCTTCAACTTATCATAGAATAGTAGAATTTATTAAATGGTATAATAAAAACAAATAATGAAAATAATATTAGAAAGTAGATTAATTCTCGATCCTAAGACTAATACAGAAAAATATGTAGATGGATATTTTTTAACTGTAGATCAACTTGTAAATTTTATGGGGTATCTCCCAGATACTTATATGACTAATTCAGATGAAGATAAGAATTGTATATATAGATGGATAAAAAAATATAATGATAAATCTAAATGATTCCAAATATATATCATCATTCCTTACTAAAGAAGATCTATTACAGAAATATACAGAATATGACATTTTTAAATACTATATAGGAGATTTTGATTTAGGTCAAACTATGAAAAGTCCTCTCAGAAGAGACGATAATATTCCAAGCTTTAATGTATTTTATTCTAAACGTCATAACTGTTTATTGTTTAAAGATTTTGCTGGTAAGAGAGGAGATTGTGTACGATTTGTACAAGATCTTATGGCATTGCCTACCTATCAGGATGCTATTAATCAAATAGCAAAAGACTTATGTAGAGGAGAATCTACTCCTATTAAAACTAAAACTGAACCACAATATACTAAATCTACTGTACAACACTACATAAGTATTATACGAAGATCTTGGGAATCTAGAGATTATGGATTTTGGAAACAATTTGGAATATCTATAAAAACATTAGAAATATTTAATGTATTACCTATTTCTGGATATTTTATAGACAGTGCTTATATAGAAACTAAAGATTTAACATATGCCTATCTTGAATATAAAGACAGTAAATTAACTTATAAAATATATCGTCCTACTGCTAATAAAGAAAATAAATGGCGTAATAATAATCCTTGGGGAGTACATGCTGGTTATAGACAATTACCTCATATGGGTAATTTGTTAATAATAACTAAGTCTCTTAAAGATGTAATGGCTTTATATGAAAATATGAATATACCTGCCATAGCTGTACAGAGTGAAACTTGTTTTATTAAGGACACTGTTATTGATGAATATAAGTTTAGATTTAAAAGAGTTCTTACATTATTTGATAATGATAGACAAGGTATAGAACAGGCTGAATCATATAAATTATTATATGATATAGAATCTATATTTATACCAGGATCATATGATACAAAAGATTTTACTGATCTTATAAAATTAGCAAATATAGAAAATGCAAAAGCAACTTTAGAAATATTAATTGGAATATAAAATTATAAAATTATGAAAAAATTAATACTTATTTTAACTTTTGTACTGAGCAGTATAATACTATCGGCACAAAATAAGGCTATGTATATAGCTTTTCAACCAGTTGATCTTGGTATGGGTATAAGATATGATCAGTATTTCAAACCAATAGGTTTATATGGATCTTTATCTTATGGAAATTATTATCTATATCGTATGAATGGTCTTAAAGATCATATAAAATTAACAGGTGGTATTATGATACCATTTGGCAAGAAAACTACTTCTACTTTAGATGATTTTTATGCTACAATAGGTCTTAATAGACATTGGGTTAATCATTCTAATACTTCTAGTATTGTAAAAAGTACTCCAATGTTAAAACCTTGGTCTTTTGAATTAGGAGTGTCTACTCCTATATTTAAGAAATTTACAATGGCTTTTAGAACAGATATACTAAGATGGGAGCCTTGTATTGATATTGGACTAATATTTTAATATGAAATATACAAAGTATATCTTGAAAGGTAAACCCATTAGACTAGAAGAATTAGGTATAATTGCAATACCCTCAGCTATAATGGCTATACCAGTATTAATAGGTTTTCTTTCAGGTGCTATTATTATGGATGGTGGTAGATTTATAAAACTAAAATATATTCTTTATAGCAGAGATCTTAAAAGAGAAAAATATATAAGATATATTATTAGGTCTTTAGATCATAAAGAAACTAAAGAATTAATTAATCTTTTAAAAATGATATAATTATGAAAAATATTTTAAGAGGAATATTATGGGCTACAATAGTTTTTATTCCTCTATTATTAATTCAATATATTTTAGATTATAATATAGAATTCCTTTCTGGTTGGATATGTGGTCTTGTTTATATTTATGGTAGTAGACAATTTAAAGAAACGGATTATAAATAAAATGAATATGACAGAACAAAAGACGGAGATGACG